TTGGACCTGTTCTGAAGTGGCTAGACCCATCCGCCCCTGAATTTGGGCGTAAGAAGTAGTCCTCAAAGTACCCCCTAAAAAGCCCTAGAAGGCCTCTAGGAGGCACGAAACCCCCCGACCTGGTGTAATTACACTAGGAAGGGGGGCTTTTTTTATTTGTCTATAGTTCTAGTTTGCTCCTTGACTACAGCCAATATGTGTTCGGGCTTGATGAGATAACCCTTACTAGGGTTAGGTGGTATATTGCAGTTGATGGGATGCCCATACTGGGCAACTGCTATCCGCAAGTATTCTGTTTGAACCAGTAGAACTGTACCTTCTAGTACAAAACCCCAATAGTCTGCCTTTGTAACCGATAAACCTGACGGCAACCATTCACTGCTTGCGTTATACCAACAGATAGTTTCTATATATAAGTTGCCAGTATTCTTCCATTTGATATCCGTCTTGACTTCAACAGTTTTGCCACCGGTCAGAAGCTCTTTTACGAGCTCTTCCCCGTTCTGACCGGTAGCAAAATCTAAATCAAAGTCAGAAAACTTAGGCATATTTTCTCTTCCATTCCCATTCATCTTGCACAATTGGCTTGGCCTCAATGCCCAGTTGGCGCCTAATTACCCTGCGTTGATATTCTGTAGTGCCACCCCAAAATCCTAATACATTCCATTCAATAGCATAATCATAGCACTCTTGTTTAGCTGGGCAAGAGTCGCAAATTCTTTTCAAAGTATCTTTATTTTTATAGTTATTTCCAGGACCATCTTGTGTAAACCAGTCTTCTGTTTCTGTCCCAGCGCAGTTAGCTGGATTGCTAAAACTAATCACTGTTATCCTCGTATTCTATTGGGGTAGACAAAGTTACCAAAGACCCGCAACCAGCGCATTCGGCATCAAGAAAATAGAATGTTAGTTCCCCTTTAGTAAAGGCGCCTAACATAATAAATACTTCACACCCACATACGCAGTTATCTCCTATTGGATTGCCACGCAAATCCATTGCGTGTTCGTAGTCTTGTTTATGTAGTAAATCTCTAATGTCTCTACTCATCTGAGTCTTCTTCAACACTTTCTGTTGAACCATCTTCTTCAATGCGTGGCTTGAAGCCACCAAGAATCTTGATGAGAGAGTTGATTGCACGCTGAACTTTCATTCTTGCACCATCTGGTGTAGTATTTAGTTCACTGGCTAATGCTGACCACTCTTGATTATCGGTTGAAAACTTGATTCTTAGTACATTTTGTTTAGCTTCTGACAACTTGTAGTATGCTGCTGCAATATCGGCTCGTAATACGAGCCAGTTATTTCCGTCATTAGTTTCCCCTTTGCTAAACTTGAAGTTCAAATCTTTTATCTTTTGAGGAATCTCATATGACTCTGAAATAATAGAGGGAAGAAACGCTTCTATAACAGATGAGTCGTAATAGTAGAGGTCTAAGATTTCATAGCCAGCAACTTTAGCTTTTTCTTTTTCACAAAAAGTTATAGCTGCATTTCGTAGAGACTTAGCTATTAGTTTGTCTTTGTCTTTTTGTTCCAACGAAGACCATTCTTTATATTTATTGGGATGAGTAACGAACCACACCCACAAAGTCTGTGCTATGTCGGCTGGCTCTACCATTGAATATCTTCTGTGATACTCCGCTGCAAGCGTGTTTACCACAGTTAGATACTTTTGGTAAAAATCGCTATTCATCTACCCCTTCCCACTGTCCCCTTTGTACCAATAGTCCGATTATAGCATAGTTAGCTAGGTCCTTTAGGGTATCTTCAAGGGTTTCATACTTCGGCGTGTTGCCCGTATTTGTTAGGTGATTTAGTCTCGCTAGCTTGTCGTACATCCTAACACGTAGCCCATTCATTGCTCCGCCTGGAGCGTGGGCAATATTGTAGGGTCCATAATCTTCGTGTTTGGTTTCTAACAAGACACGCAATTCTTCTATAATAACTGCCAAGTCTTTTTTATTTTTCATTTAGTATCTCCTTGATTGATTCATCAAATGTTTCCATTGATTCTTGAACCATAATTTCATTTACAATCTCATCAACTGTTCCATTTGCTGTTGCCAGCAGCACACTTGCTAACATTGTCATCATATATTTTGCTTCTATAACCCTGTCTGCATTTAGTGATTTATAAATATCAGCTAATGCTGATAACAAGTCTAGACTTTTTTCTCCTGATACTTGAATACCTACAAGTCTAGGATTATCTTTTATATAATCCCAGATTTGTTCTGCATCAAATGACTCTCTTGATTCGCTCATCTAACCACTGCCCTCCTTCTTTCATAACAATACTGTTGACATCAAAGCCTTCTGGCATTTGAATAATATTTACATTGCCTAGTTCTCGACTAATCTTTTTGCCGAACTCTAGGCCTGGGTTGTCCCCATCTGCAAGTATTACAACAGTCTCAAAGTCATCTAGTATTTTGCTATAAAATGGTTTCCAGTTTTGTGCACCCGGAATACCTACGGCTGGATGCCCAGTCTTGACTACGGTTGTAATACAATCAATCTCACCTTCGGTAACACATATATAATCACCCGCAGTAAGCACCGCTTGTGCGTTATACATAGTTGTCTTAGCTCCTGGTACCCCCATATACTTGGGTTCAGAACCATCAAGTGACCTAAACCGTATATCAGTCACGCCTGATGGCGTGACATAGGGAATAGACAAACGATTAGCGTAGCTTTCGTGCCCTGGTAATGGAGAAATCACTACTCCCAGGTGAAACTGTTGAGCTTCTTCTACCGACAGACCGCGACTTGCCAGATAGTTTTCTGCCACTTTTATTTGCGAAGCGTATTCTGTCGCTGCCTGTAGGAGAAATTGTCTCTGCGAGTTTGACAGCCTCACGATAATCACCTCCTTCTTTTTGAATAATCAAATCGTATACGTCTCCAGATACTTCACAAGCAAAACATTTGAAATAACATTGCTCTTCATTTACCCCTGCTGATGCGTGGGTATCGTGATGAAACGGGCATTTCATTTTGCGCCACCCGTTGCCGGTTGGAACGGTGGCGCCTATGTAATTTAGATAGGCACTAATGCTGTGCTTCTCCACCCATAGCCTTTCTTATAAGTGCTAGCCAAACTTTGGCTGGCATTGTGCAATACCATTCATCTACATTTGATTTGCCGTGACGCTTGTGAATAACCGTGCCAGTCCAGGCACCATCATTTTTTATTTCAACTTCTAGTTCACCAACCCAACCAGCTAAATCCATTCGCTTTTGATTCTTTACTTCGATGGTTACTCCTAACACACCGCTGATATCGCCCTTGTCTAGGGTGGCTCCGGCTACTCTGCGGTCTGCATATGGATAGCCGTTGGCTTGAAGCCAGAGCACTACATCTCGCTCGGCTTGGCTACCTTTGCGCTTGGCTGCTTTACTCAAGAGCTTCGTAAACAATCTTCATTACTTCAGTAGTAATGAGTTCATATAGGGTATCGCTGTTATATAACTCATCAGCAATACTATTCCACTCACCATCAGAAAGTGGTTTGCCAAGTAAAGTTTCGATATCTTCTTTGGTATAAGAGTTTTCCCACACTTTAGTTTCCATACATAGTCTCCTGGGTATATTTGATTTGGACATCATCGAGATACATTGCGTCAGGATTGAATGTTACATAATTATTACCCGTATGGTCTGCTCTGCCATATCTATTCTTGACTGGAGCAACACATAGGTAAGTATCATCACCCTGTTTCATCTGACCAATGGTTAGAACCATTGCTGGAATCTGGTTGACCAGACCCTGAATGGCTGACCTGGGTTGGCAAGGATAGCCCTCGAATCCTTCTTTGGTGTGGTGCAATACCAAGACGGCAGCATTTGTATCTCTTGCAAGATACTTCAACTCCTTCATAGCAGCACGCATACCTTCAAATTCTCCGTGTCCATCCATTGCTATATCCATCAGGTTATCAACAACAATAAGAGTGGGACTTCTGCCCCATACTGTTTCAAACGCAGACACTTCATCATCTAAATCCTTGAGCGTTGGCGTAGATTCAAATGACCAAAACAAATGGTTATTGATATTCAATACTTCATTTGCTCTGTCTGGTTCACGCTTGAGCAATAACTCTGCTTGCTGCTGTGTAATACGACTAGCCATAGAGATAAGTCTCATAGCCATCGTGTGTGCATTTGTATCGGCAGAAAAGTAAAGTGTTGGATGCTTAGTTCTTGCAGCAATTGCTAAAGCAATAGATGACTTACCGGCACCAGGAGTGCCAGCAATTACTGTTACTTCAGCACGACGCAAGATAATTCCTGCCCGCTCAAATGCCGCAAAAGCGGGTGGCAATGGTTCGCCACCCACCTCTGCTTTGTTTACACTACGTCTAAGTGTTTTCATTTTACCTGGTCAGGTACGAATGTATTCCACTCTGGAGTTCCGACTCGTACATATACATTTTTGCACTTGTCTAGAGCGCCCTTCTGCGCTGCGCAAAAGTATCCACGATAAGTTTTACCGTCTTTACCTGTGCCTTGGATGGCTGTCATCCTGCCGTGTGGGCAGTTCTTACCACCGATTGCTGGCGCCGTTGGCGCTGAATGCCAACCCGCATCGTCATTGCTGACGATGTTACCGCCAAGAGCCGAAGCTACCTGACTGGCTGACATAGTTACTGCTGGCTGTACCGCACCACGAATATTTGATTCGAGTTCGGATACTGCAGATGAGATTGCACTATACGCTTCTGCTACAAGAGCATCTAGTTGTTCGCCCGTTTCGGCGCGGACTGTAATCAAGCTACCTGCTGGTGACTTGATTGTGATACTGATAGGTGCTTCCGTGTGACTCACATATCTCCTTCTACTGGTGTGGTTAGACCTTTCTTGTCTCTCCACTTTCTTACTTTCATTGCGAATTGTAAACCTTTCCAGCCTTCATCAATGTCAATAAAGTGAAGACGACACATACCAGTTCCTGCTGGTAAATGAATGATGATTGCTTTCTCTTGATTCACATCTCCCCAACTGCCACGGGTTGCCGTAGCGATGTCGTACGGCAAGCCGTGGGCATAGATGGCTAATTGAATTGCTATGTTATTAGGGTGGTCAATACGACCAGTCTTAATATCAGCAATAAATAACTCACCTTTATAGCTAACAATTCTGTCTGGTGTGCCAGCAATTTTGTATTTATCTAGCACGCAGAACTGTTCTATATTTAGTTTTTCTAACACACTAGTAGCGGACTCGTATGCACGAATGTCTGCAAGCCAGTGGTCTGGGACCGGTCCTAAGTCCTGCCCCAAATCTAGTTTTTCTGTAAATGCGTGAATAGCAGTACCAATATTAGCTTTAGTATTGGCACCGGCTACTTCCATAGCTTGTTCAATATAAGTATTGATAGCCATCTTATCGTCTTGTGCTGCACTAATAGCAAGTAATAGGTCAGGACGAGTTGTTAATCCAAGTGCTGCCATCCGCATCTTCCAAGCAGTCAATGCTTGTGGGTCATCAAGAGAGTTGGCAATAGTAGTTGCCCGAGTATATGCCACCGGCTTTTTACCTTTAGGTGGTATTACTAGCGGACGACCATATCTGTCGCGTGGTATTTCAAGTTTTGTCATTATGTCTCCGTCTCCTTATAGAGAGGCGGGTCAGTAAAGGAGACTGCAAAACTGACCCGCCTTCTTATCCGAAGGCTACCACACGGAGAGGCGTCACGCAGGTAGCCCCGAATGTTTAGTTGGAGTGAAT